ATGCAGCAGAAGCGAAAAAGATTGTTAATCTTTTTGCTAGTAAACCTGAAAATGCTGCTGTTGTTATGCAATTTATGCAGCTTGGGCAAGAGCAGGAAAGGGCCGCACAAAAGCAACAGATCCTAGAAGGTGTAGGCGCAGGAACCTATTCGGCGCAAGAAGCATTTGCAATGGGTGTTTCTCCAGAGGAGATCAAAGCTTATACAGGTGCAACTGAAGGACAAACCGCAAAGCAGTTTGCTGAGTCGGTAGCTTTAGCTGCAGAGTCAGTCAATGGCACCTATGATCCAGCTCAACGAGCAATCATAGTGGATGAAAGTATGATACCTTTCTATGGAGAGAAATCTATTCCACTTTCAGACCCTATGTTTGAGCCTTACTTTGCAACGGCCAAGGGTCGGACTATGACTGGCAGAGGCTTTGATGTTCTTGGTACCTATGATTACCCTCCTGTAGCGCAAGAAGAATACGTGCCAAATGCACCAGTAAGTTTACCCGAAGCACAGAGTTCGCCTTCAAACATCGGAAGTTCCTTATCAAGTATGTCTGGTATGGATCGTCCAGATGCAGCAACCTCAATCCTGCAAAGTGCAGAGTCTCCAATGTTTGTTGAGCCTACACTTAGTGCTTCTGATGTTGCTTCAGGTGCAGTGTCAAGAATGTCAGACTTTTTTAAACGCAAGCTAAAAGAAAATGAAGCAATGCGTCAGTCAACATACGGTCTTTAAACCTGCACCCTAAATAAATTATATGGCAGTAAGTATAGTACGAGGTCCTGACGGTCGGCAGCACGAAGTGCAGCACCCTAAAGGGATTGCCCCTTCTCAAATTGTAAAGTACGCCCAGCAACAAATAGCCTCTGCATCCAATGCAGAAGACGCATTCGTTGTAGACGTAGGTAAGGGTTTGTTTGCAGGTGGATCTCAGGCGGCTGTTAGTTCAGCCGCTGGTGTTACTCAATGGATGGGGCAGTCCTTTGGTAGCGATAGCTTATTGCAGGCCGCAGAGGATATGCGGCAGTACGGTCAAGGTATAGCCGAAGACATCGGACTAGACGAGGACTTCCGTCAGTCATTCTTTGGTCAGGTAGTACAAGGCCTAGGCCAGGTGCCCGTTACTATTGGTGCAGGTGCAGCGGGTCTTGCTTTAGCTGGGCCAGCAGGTATGATAGGCGCAGCTGCCATCACTACAGGTGGCCAGATGTCGTCAGAGTTCCTCACTGATATGGAGGGAACCCTGGGTAAGGGTTACACCGAGTTTAACCCAGAGGAAAAAGCCAATGCCTTGACTGGTATGCTTGCGCAGACTGCACTGGGTACTGCACTTGAAACAGTTGCTGTTGGTAAAGCATTGAAGCCATTGCTTCGCAAGCTTGAGACTACAGGCGTATCTGGCAAGGTACTAAAGAAAGCAATCGGCGAGGACAGAAATGCACTACGTGAATTAGTGGAAGCTGCAGGTGCAGAGGGTTTAACTGAAGCAGCTCAAGGGCAGTCGCTAGATACTCTAGCTTCTATGCTTTACGACGAAGAGCGTGAACTCATTACGATGGATACGCTTAAACGCCGTGCAATGGAGTTCGGTGTAGGTGCAGTAGTTGGCGGTACAGTCAGCGGAGGTGCCCAGATTCTCGGGAACCCAGAGAAGGTATCGACAACTAAGAAAGATTTAAAGAAACCAGTAAGCGAACGTGCAGGACTGGAGGTCCCCAGGACCGCCGAGGTCCAATACAAGGAACTTGATGGGCAGGTACGCATTGTACCCATTGCACTAGGCAAAGACGAAGACCCTATTACTGCAGCTGAAGAAGCATTGCGTGGCCGCTATGACGAGAAGTACGGGATTACTATAACAGAGGTGACTTCACCTCAGCCCTTAGATGTAGTCATAGGTGAACCAGAGGTAGAGCCTGACGTTACCACAGAAGAGGTACCAGTGCAGCCTGAGGCTGCTATAGAGCCTGCTGTAGAGCCAGTTGTAGAGCCTGCACCAGAGGCAATAGAAGACGATGCATTCCCTGTTTTACCTGAGCAGTCGGCAAGAACTCAACTTGAGTTTGATCCTTTTGCGGATCCAGAACCAGAGCAGGCACCAGTAGAGGCACCAGTAAAGCGTAGCTTCAGCCTTCCTCAGAATTTAAAGAAGGGCAAACCTGGTTATCGACAAACTCAAGGTATCACCTTTGCCTCTGACTTGGAGCGTGCAGTATACAGCGCAACGACTTCAACCCGCAGCGAACCAGGCAAGCGCAAGCGTGAAAGCTACCGCAAGATATTGCAGGATGCTGGTTACTCTACTACAGAGATTAACGAAATGGGCCGTGAAGTACGGTCGCAGATGCGTGACCAATATGACGGTCCAGGCTCTGAGTTATCTGTTGCTTTGCCGCAAGACGTAGTGGCCGATGCTTCTGCAACTTATATCCCTAAGCGATTTGTAGGAGAACAAGCTGAGCAGGCTCCTCCTTTCTTTCAGAGCTTTTCTCCTGAGCAATATGACGAAGGTAGATTTGTTGACTTAGAAACAAAGAAGGATTTAAGCGATCAGACTTTTGAAGGTGGCAGTATTCGTATTGAAGGGGGTCGTCCAGTATTGGAGACGAGCGACAACGCAAGCGAAACTATACTTGGCAGTAAGGCATCTGAAGAGGGTCCTTTGGTCCGATCTAACCTGTTCAAACAAAAGGCTGGATGGAAGTGGACTAAAGCACCTGAAGGTGCTCCCAGCACTATCGTATCCGTAGAGCAAGGACCTAAGCATTATTACACTTTAGACTTTAGCAGTTCAAAGCCTTTGACTCTAAAGACATACCCCGACAAGAAGAGCGAACCTAGAGGTCGTCCTACGACCAGAGGTAAGGTCAAGCTGGGGAATCCAGTTGGTGAAATTAGTATACGTGGAAAGCTGCATCCAGTATATGACACGGTCACTGTAGGCGAACCAGACGTAGTAGCCGAGGCGGCACCTGTACCTGGGCCTGTATCTACCGAGGCAGCTATAGGAAGAATCGAGCTTGAAAAACTTGCACCTCAAGCTAATGAGGATTTCTTTCAATTTTGGGCTAGGGTTTTGGACAGCACTGGCACTCGATTCAAGGCTTCATCTAAAAACTATGGAAGGGTAGCTAAGAATGCTGTGTTCGACACACTTAAATTTTTTAAAGAAAACCCAAAGTTTGCTACTTACTATGAAACAGACACCAAGCTGACTAGACAGTATGTTGAAAGTGTAGTTGGGCCTATTACGGATTCAGAGTTTAACTTGTTTAGAATCCTCGCTGGCCTCACCAGCCCGAGTACTAAACTCCCAGACAATATCATAGATACCCTCCGTGTCTTTAAGTTATATAAAGATCAAGGGAACTTCAATTTCATTGTACCAAGCAAGACTGAAAAAGGAGCACGTACATACGATAAAGTAAAGACGGGGTTTTTATTTAGATCTACCACTGGGGCAACAAAGGCTACATCGATTTTAGCTATTCAAAAGAAGATAGACGAGGTCGGACTTGATGCCACTGTGAAATATCTTTTAGAGCCTGTTACGATGAAAGAGCTTGTTGCTTCTAAGCGCAGCTTAGGGTATAAGGATGTAGGAAAAAAGTCAGAAGTTAAACAAGTCGTAAAGCAGGCTACAGGGCAAGATACGTTAATCCCTAGGATGTTTATGTTTGGCCCTAAGGTTGGAGCCTATGCTATGAACACCTTAGGTAATGTAGAGTATACTACTACGGATATATGGGAATCTAGGTTTATCAGGTCTTACTTTAGTGGTATGCTAGAGTCTGGTACTGGCCTGCCTGAAAATGTAGACGAGCAAAAAATCTTCCAAGAGTTTTCTTCTGCGTTTAATAAAGAGTTTCAAAAACAAACAGGGGAAAAATTAGAACCTGCAAGCTTGCAAGCGGTTAGATGGTTCTACATACTTAATGCTTTTAACAGGATAGGATATCAATATGCAAAAACAGACGACACCATCTCAGGATACACAGCAAAAGCTGCCCAAGAACTTTATGGAATTGATCCAACAAGTGGGGGACAAAGCACTGGCGCAGACACAAGCCCAGTACCAGCAGGAAACCGCCTCTTCGGTCAGCCCCTCCAGGATTCTACGTCGGTATCGGAACGATACCAAAGGTCTAAAGGAATACGTGGACAAGAACCTAGACCAGTTGTTGAGCTAGACGAGGAGCGTGCTGCGGTTATAGGCAAGGCCTATGACAAGATGAAGCACGACCCAACGAACCCAGAGGTTGTTCGTGCATACGACGCATTGGTTAAAGAAACAATCGACCAATACGACGCTATCCTGGAAGACGGATACGCTATGGAGTTGAGTGAAGTTGAATACAACAGCTCCCAAGATATGATCGACGATGTACGCAACCGAAAGGTTATGCGTGTATTCTCAACTGAAGATGGATTTGGCACTAAGGGTATCAGCGCAAAAGAAAGGCGTGAAAATCCTATGCTTGCAGAAACTAACCGCACCGACAAGAACGGCAAACCTTTGTTGGTAAATGACATCTTTAGATTTGTTCACGACTTTTTTGGTCACGGAAAACTTGGCAATGGATTTGGTCCAATAGGTGAAGAAAATGCTTGGAACGTGCATTCACTTATGTTTTCTCCGTTGGCCCGAAGGGCCTTGACTACAGAGACTCGTGGTCAAAACTCTTGGGTAAACTTCTCTGGTGTAAACGACAAGGCTTTTGAGATACGTGATCAAGCAAGAAAGGCCCGTGCAGATGGAAACATAAAAGAAGCAAAGCGTTTATCTAAGCTGGCTTACAGCAAGATGAAGTTCGCTGATCAAAAGATCGGCTTACTTCCATCTGAGTTTTCTGAATCGACTTATCAAGAAGAAGTAACAGCCGAGGCGGCACAGCCCGAGGTAGAGGACCGTGGTCCTCAGGATACATTTGCTAACGGGGGCCAGGTTATGGACTTCGTGGAGAGTACATTTGATGCAGTAGCTAAGAAGGTAGGCGTAGCCATCCGTCCAGCAATGGGCGTAGGTTACACTGCACGTTACAATGCTACACAGCAGGTCATTGAGTACAACCCGATGGCGTTGCTCAATCGTAGCAAGAGCGGAGTCAAGGCAGCTATGCGTGAAGAGATCATTCACGCTTCTATGCATAAGGTCCTAATGCAGAAGGCCACCAAGGGTGGCAAGAAGGTAGACCCTGGTAAGGTCTGGGTAAACTTCTTTGAGGCATTTGCTAAGACCCTTACAGCTCAAGAGCGTGTAGACATCGGAGATGTATACCAGTCCCTTACTACGTATCACGCACTAGGTGCAGAGTACAGCCGTGCAGTAGTACAGAACTTATTGTACGGAGAGTTCTCCGAGCAGTACGTTATGCAAAGCAAGGGAGGTCCAGCTTGGAATCGCATTGTTGATTTGCTGCGTTCAGTACAGGCTTATATGGCTAAGGTCCTTGGACCTATGCGTAAGACTAACCCAGAGGCCGCACAAGTTATTGTTGATTCAGTAGAGCTGCTGAAGGCAGCCGACCCTGATGCACGACCTAAGAACCAGCAGGTGGTAGCCGAGGCTTACGATACAGTAGATAACAACACAGCCAAAGAGAATACCGAAGCTGGAGAAAGCGTAGACAAGAAAGCATCGGAGCGCATCCGTGAAGAACGTAAATGGTGGAGTGAAAGTTCATTCCGAAAGACGGCATCGAAGTACCTGACCCCTATCATTACTCGATTGAATCGTGTCAACCCTATGTTCGGTCGCCTGCTTCAGAACTTAGATACTGCAATCCGTGAGCGATCATTCGGATACAGGAAGCAGACAGAAGCATTCTTTAATAAGCTTAATGCAGTCAAGGGTGCAGAGTTCCAAGAACTCAAGCAGATGCTATTCTTTAGCCCTACTCCAGAAGAGGCAAACATTCCGTCCAACAAAGCTAAGCTGCAGCGCAGGGATGCGCTACTGCACAAGCACGGGTTACTTAATATGTACCGCTTGGACGTACAGCCTATCCTGGAGGAGATATATGCGGAGTATACTGAACTAGGTATGCCTCGTATTGGTTACCTTGAGGATTACTTCCCTCGTGTAGTCAAAGATCTTGAGGGCCTAATTAAATCCTACGGGCACAAGACTCAGCGTACCTTTGAGATGCTGGTCCGAGAAGAGAACCTGAAGCGTGCAGAAAATAAAGATGCAGACGGTAATGCTGATCCGCTTCCAGAGATGGCTGATAGCGAACGTGCAAGGTTCTTCCAGGACTTCCTGCAGAATAAGTTCCGTGTAGATATTAATGGTGCTAGACTTCCAGGGAATATTAAGGTCCGTGAAATTAATTTTATCGACGATGACAAGCTCAAGTACTACGACGATCCAGGTGTTGCCTTTGGCAAGTACACTACTAATATGTCTCGTGCTATTGAAAGCTTTAAGGTTGTAGGTGATACCCGCAAGGGTAGGTTACAAGGGACCCTAGGCCTTCTTACGGAAAAACTATTTAGCGAAGGTCAAATTGATCAGGCTGATGCAGACGAGGTCAAGACATTAACTGAATTGATCACTGCTCAGTTCGCTACCGAAAATGAAATACTCAAGAGCCTAGGTACACTAACCTATATGGCTACATTGATTAATCCTGGACCTGTACTTGTGCAGATTATGGACCTCTACAAGGTGGCCCTATACCGTGGACTCGGTGGAGTGCTATCAGGTACCTACCGTACCATTACAGGCAACCGTAGGTTCGACATTGAGAAAGACTTTAGCATAGCTAAGACTCAGCTGTCTGCTGAGTTTGAAGATCCTAGTGTATTACAGAAGGCACTGGACTTCGGCCTTAGCCGATTGGTTCCTTTCCGCCAGATGGATACAGCTATGAAGCACGCTAGTATCGAGGCGGCATACGATGACTTTGTTAAGAAAGCTAAGGCACCCGTAGGTTCCAAGAAGTACGAGCAACTACTTAGAGAACTGACCATTACAATGGGCAGAGAGGATGCCCTCAAGACCATCTCTGATTTAAAACTAGACAAGGCTATGGACAGTGCACTGGTAAAAGAGGCACTGCTATCTGAGCTGTTACAACGTCAGCCGTTGACTTACCTGCAAGTACCCGAGGGCTACCAGACCGACCCGAGCAAGCGTCTGTTCTACAAGCTTAGTACCTTTATGCTACTGGACCTGAACTACAACAGGCAGGAGTTTATGAATGACCTCGGCGGACCAGGCAAGACATTGAAGCAACGTACCGTTGCGCTACGTAGGCTTGCATATATGGCTACCCTGCTTACGATGTTCGGACTTCCATCTGATATGCTGGACGACTGGATCTCGGGCAAGGATACCTACATCCCCGAGCACGTAATGAACAATATGCTAGGTATGTTTGGACTGTCTAAGTACACAACTACACGTGCACTAGAGAAGGGTACAGTCGAGAGCGTCATCCAACGCTTCACGCCTCCTGCGATTAACATTATGATCAAGGGCGAGTCTTCACTCAGGTCCTGGGTCAAGGGAGACACCGAGCTGTTCGAGATGAAGGCTTGGCAGAATGCTCCACTGTCAGACGTTTGGTACTATCGAACAGGTGCAGGTAAAGAATCCCAAAGGAAGTACAGGAAGAAGCAGAGGAAGGAAGGAATTACTCCTACGATACCAAGGTCCTAAAACAAGTTTGGCCTCTCCCGATTAAAGGAGAGGCCAATTTGTAGGAGACTTAAACTATGAAAAAAAGTCCCCTTGTACGAGTAAGCACACACGTAACATAACACAAACCTCAGAATTACTAACTAAGGTAACTATAACTATGTGATTATAGCACAGGATTGCAAGGGATATCAGGTTTTACTTACGATATGTATCTCATTTGTGGGTATATCGTAGAAGTATTCACCCTTTGCGATCATACGGTTGGGCACCTCTATTAGTTTGTCGTCGGTAAGTTGCTCCCCGAGTATGCGCATAGCGTGACTGTACTCCTTGTTCCATATGTAGAAACGTACAGGCATCTCCAGCTTGGCGAACTTCTTCTTGCGTTGCGGAAGGTGCACGCTAGGCCAGGGGAACCTTGGACCTTTCCATACGAGCTTGCACTCGCACTCTATGTAGCACAGGTCCTCGATGATTAGGTCAGCGCAGTACTTGTCGGGGTTGTCTATAGCCGTGTATCCCTTGCGGGATAGGTATTGCTTGGTGGCTTCCCTGGCTGGGCTGTCCGTCAAGTCAAACATATCTAGATCAAATTTCTTGTGCTTCATCGTTTACTGATTTGGTTTTTGACATTTTACCGTCCCGATATCCTAAGCGATAAGCACGAGTTAGTGCATCATCCTCGCCTTCAATCTGGCGTTGTAGCCAAGCAATATCATCTTCAGGATTTTCTTCCGCCACGAATGATGGCAGTGGTTTTAATGTATTTTTCATATGTGTTATTGGTTAGTTGATTTAGGTGTGCCTCGTTTGTAGCCCTCGCTGTCCTCGAAGTAAGTCTCGTTGCCCTCGGCATCAAGCTTGCTCCTACGCCAGTAGCCATTGCTGTTTTCGTAGTAAGTCGCTATGCCATTGGCATCAAGCTCCCACCTAGCCCAGAAACCCTCACTATCCCCGTAGTAAGTCAATTTGCCATTGGCATCTTTAATTATAATAGGGAAAGTAAATGCAATCCCTAGTGCTTTATATATTTCGCTTAGTTTTTTCATAGTGTGTTATTGGTTAGTTGATTTAGGTGTGCCTTTCTTTACTCCTGTGCTGTCTTCGTAGTAAGTCTGGTTGCCATTGTTGTCATACTCATACCTGTCCCAGTAACCATCGCTGTCTTCGTAGTAGGTCTGGTAGTCATTAACATTCCAAATCTTAATAGGGAAGCTGAATGCAATCCCTAGTTCCTTGTATATTTCGCTTAGTTTTTTCATATGTGTTATTGGTTATTGGTTATTGATGAAGGAATCCCGATAGGGTTCTTCAGGGGAATGTCCCCGCTCGGTGTAAAACAAACCCCTTTACTTCTTGGCTGATCTGGGCGTTCCCTTCTTTACGCCTGTGCTGTCCTCATAGTAATCAACATCACCATTGGTATCACGCTCCCACCTGCACCAGAAGCCATTGCTGTCTTCGTGGTAAGTTGGACGACCCTTGGCATCACGCTCGTACTTCTCCCAGTAGCTATCGCTGTCCTCGTGGTAAGTTGCTCTGCCATTGGCATCTTTAATCCTGATAGGAAAGCTGAATGCAATCCCTAGTTCTGTTAGTGTTTTGCTTAGTGGTTTCATAGATGTGTGTGTGTTTAGGTGTTATTTTGTGGCGGTTTGTCTAAGAAAATTCGAAGTATGATTGCCTGATTGCAGAAGCAGGATTATCAAAAGATTCACTTCCGCACTGGGCAAAACAACAGTCAGGTGCTCGCCATGCGGAAAACCATCCCTGCGTATCTAATGCTGCGCCATTCGACCCGCCCGAGCTTTCGACACCGAAGTATGCCATTTCCTCGGCGTCCCAATAGTAAGTGATTGAATCGACAATAATAGTGGAACGGTGAATGTTTTTTGCGTTTTTCATAGTGTGTGTTGGTTATATCATTCTATATCCACCAGCCGTCCGTAAATGGGTTTGATAGTTCTGCATCGTGCCAGAATTGCGTCTTCCCACATTTCTCGCACGTTCGACTCGCTGGCTCTCTATGGTCGTATTTCCATTTGTGACAAAATAGAACTCGAACCAGTCGATTATATACTTCGCTTAGTGGTTTCATAGTGTTCTATTTCCACTCCCATTCGTTACGATACTTGCGAACAACTTTGACAAGCTCGTCCCATTCTCCCCAGTCGAGGGTAACTTTAGAACTGTCGTCTCGCTCGTTATCTGCGTATATGATCAGGAAAGAACCAGCTGCCTCATCATCGACGCCAACTTGGACGCTGTTGAAGATTGGATTCCAGCTTGGGTTATCTGACTTAATGCTTACTTTTATTGGCATTGATTTCATAGTGTTTTCAGTTGTTGATAAGTGATGACGTTTTGTTGGTTCCCCCGAAGTCAACTCTCGGTTTACTTCTAGGGTGTGCGCTTATGTGAGTTTATATTGTCACAATTCATTGGGTCAACTTGTGACAGCAACTCATTGTATTTTTCTTCTAGTTCATCAAGTGCTTCTTCAAGCATTGAATCTAGGTTATCGTACGGCTCGGCGGTGCATCGTGCCTGCCAGTATTCCAGCTTAATCTTCTTGGATAACTTCATCGATTGGTATGCCTGCGTCTAGGCAGGCTTCATTGAGGCTCCTGTGATATACAATGCAGTCCTTAGCGTTTGAACGCATACGTTCGTGCACTCGGTCCAGTCCCTTAGAGACACTGGTACGGTGCCTGTTAACGCAGCGTGCAATCTCTTCGTGAGTGTACCCCTGCAGGTGCATCATATACGATGCTGCATCCCTTGCGTAGGATGCCCGTTGAGTACGGGACTTACCCCGAATGACATTAGATGTAGTGCAGAATTTTTCTGCGGCGATTTCGACTAGTGTTATTTTATTTAGCATTACTTTATTATTCCTACGCAGTGATATAGTTTGAAGATTCCACGAACGTCACGTTCGCCTTCTCGATTTTTAGCAACTGAGTATTGCAACTCAGTGTATGGTCCGACTGAATCGAACTTCTTAGCGGACTCAACGTCCCCTCCTTCTGGCCACATAAGTACGACTGCGTCTGCGTCATTCTCAATGTCACCAGAATCCTTTAGATCATAAAGAGACAGGCCGCTTTCACGCTTGGCACCCTCTCGGTTGACCTGCGCTAGTAGTAGTATACCGATGCCTAGCTCTACTGCTATCTGCTTAATCTTGTGAGAGATGTTTGAGATACCCTCGGTCTTACCTACGCTCTTCCCGAATGGGATTAACTGCAGGTAGTCAATGACCACCAGCTTTACCCCGTGCGTACGGACCAGTAGCCTGATCTGACTTCTCAAATCATCTGCACCCTTGACGCTGTGCACAGTATAAATTGGCAGTCCATCAAGCAACTCGGTTGCTGCGTGCACGGACTTGAGCTTTGCAGGTGTAGCTACGTTCTCTTCGACTTGGCGAAGGTTGACCCCACTTAGGGTCTGCAGCATACGTCTAGCAATCTGCTTCTGAGGCATCTCAAAAGAAAAGATAGCTGAAGGTACAGAATCAATCTTACTTGCACGCAGTGCAATGTTAATAGCCACGGCGGACTTACCACAAGAGGTAGGTGCAGCGACAATGCAGACTTCACCTGCACCGATTCCACCCATCCCGAGCTTCTCATCTAGGTGCTTGATGTGCGTCTTGACTACGTCCTTGACGTATGTGCCCTCTTGCATCTGCTTGAACTCTTCCTTGAGTAGTTCAACCGAGTTGGATATCTTTTCTACTCCTGACTCGCTTCCGTTGACTAGGCTCAGCTCGCCGTCTATATAGCCTTGTATTTCAGAGGAATCCAGTTGCTCAGAAGCGGCACGTTCAGCGGCCATCTTATAGGCACGGTGCATCTTACGTAGGTTACTCTTCTCCTTTACGATGCTTGCGTAGTTGCGGACTGATGCAGTCGTCTCAACCCCGTCAGCCAGTGCCATTACTCCTACTACACCTCCGACTTCGTCGATGCAGTTGTTGACCTTGAGGCGTTCAACTAAATTGATTTCATCAATTGGTTCTCCTGATCCTGCTAGGTCTGCAATAGCTTGGTATGCTAGTTGGTGCCGCAATGCATAGAAGTCATCGGCCTGTACTAGGCTAGAGATACTGTCGTATGCGTCAGAGTTATCTCCGAGTAAACAGCAGGCAATCAAGGCCTGCTCTGCTGATAAATTATTAGGTAGTTCTGTGTCTGCTTCTATTAAGTTCGTCATAGTTTTTCATAGTTTAAAAATCCTAAAGCCAACTGGAGGGTAGGACTCCAGCTGGCGGTTAGGGTGTAGTTATGGTTGGCGTTCTTGAGATTGTCTCTCAAGCATACCTAAGGCAACCAGTGAGTAGCCGATTAGATCTCTAAAGATATCAGCTGTCTGGTCACCCTTGGTGCTTACGGATAGTTTGCCGTCCCTGCAGTAGGCCTTAGCCCTTTGGAACTTGTCAGCCATCCGTACGCATAGACCAGTGAGGGGTTCTACACCGAACTCCGAGCTTTCATCGAAGTTCGCAAAGGGGTTGCCGTTATCTTGGCCACCCGTGTAGTCACTGTTCTTTTTAGCAGTGAAGCTGAGTATTTCATCAACCTCGTTACGGCGGAATTCCTCCCACCATTGCTTATCAAACTCCATATATTAGAAGTCGATAGGGTCATCATTAGTAGGAGCAACTCCAGATGATACTACTGGTGCCGCCTCCTTGGGGTCGAATGATACCGATAGGAATGGCAGTCCATTCTTGCTGGTCTTCTTCCACGCCTTGAACCAGAACTCCTTGCCTTCAATTTCGCAAGAGCCATTCAAGTCAGGGTGAGTCTCCTTCTCCTTACGATTGTTAGGGAAGAGTGCACCGCTGTTGTTATTGTCGTATTGCTTATCCATTATATTAACCCATCCAGGGTTTGTGTTTTCTTTTTGTAGGAAGGTTCGCCCTTCCCGTGAGTGTTTGTTGCATCGGGATCTTTGGTGTCGTCGATAGCAAAAAGTCCATTGAGCGCATACTTGCGTGCATAGGATGAGGCTGAGCCAGTGATCTGTGCTTGATCCATACCCTTCTTTGTGACTGCGTGCTCAGCGAACCCGTCAGCAGTATAAAGTGTACCGCTATCGTTATGCAGTACAGCTGTAGCCTTTACGAAAATCCGTCCTTCAACCGACTCAATAGAGTCACTTAAAATTAGTGCAGACTTGTGCTTCTCAAGTAGTGGCTTGACTGCAGTGAGGATGTCCTCGGCAGAGCGGTATGAGTAGTTGCCAAAGTTATTCCTTTGACCCTTAGGAGCTTTCAGCTCCGACTGTATTTCTTGTAGTATGTTCATATGTTTTATTGGTTATGTGCCATTGGTTAGGTGCACTGCTTAAGAAGTGCAGTGCGAAAGCATACTGTGCGATCCTTTGAGTTCTTGCAAGAATTAATCTCATCTTGTTCGCATTTTAATTGTATTAAAGCATCTATCTGCTCGGCTTTTGATAGCCTGTCAAAGCGGTTACACTTCTGCCGAAGCCCTACTGGGTGCAGGATTTCGGTCCGAGCTTCCTCAAGGTATGTAGCCAAGGCACGTAGTGCCTCCGACAATGTAAGGTCTGAATTGTTTTGCCCGAATCTCTTCCAAGAGTTTTCGATCTTGCCTGCCCAAGCATTGCTCTGCCTGTGCAGTACACCTCGGACTAATCCCGTTCTGTGGCAGTGATCTACTACTGCGTCATTGACTTTGCACTTGAAGATCGGGCACTCCTTCGGGAGGTTCTGCTGTCTCCACTCTTTAAGTTTACTACTCGGGAGGTATTTCATTTACGCTTAGGATTTGTACTTGTGCTTTATGCTTTGTCCTAGTCCAGCCCTGCTTGTCGGGCTTCTTAGGTGCGAAGTATTTGAGTGCCTGCTCCTTGGTGTGAGCGTGCTTGATGCACTTGCCTATGTAACCTTCTGGCATACTGGCATTCTTATACCTTATCTCAAAAATCACAGGTCGGTGTAGATAAGAGTAAACTTAGCATACCCCAGTAAGGATACGATGTTATACTCGACCCACTCGACTGCCTCGTCGTAGGTCATCTCGTCCCGTGTAACGAACACATCCACTAGGAGTTCATAACTGTAACAGAGTTCACCCGATTCGGTTATACCCACAACGGCTGAGTCACAGCCGTCGAGTTGTATGGCATCGCTCCGAAGGTAGTGCCCCTGCTCTGTCCAGTCTATTGGGTAGAGGTCTTTCACTTCTGCATCCTCTTGTTCCAGTAAAGCTTAGCCATAAGCTTGGCGTTGGTGATCCCCTTCTTTACGTCGTCTGTACTCCACACGTGATGCCAGTGCTTCTTGGTGTCGCAGTCAATGACTACTGACCTGCACTCTGGGGTGTATTCTAACTTGTATTCCTTTTGTATAATGAAAGCTTCGATAGCTAACTGCTCGCAGTCCTTGTCGTATACCTTAGCCTTACCCTTGGTGTTGGTGCGGCACTTGTAGTCCGCCAGAAAAAGCTTACCCTCGTAGTCATAGCCAATGAAGTCTACGCTTCCTGCTATCTTGATCAGTCGGTCGGCGACGATGCACTCAGTAGCCAGTGGCTTTACCTGTGCCTCTTCGATCCACTCAAGGAAGGGCACTGCCCATTCATTGTAAGGGCACTCGCCCAGTTCATAGCCGTGGATCTGAGCCTGTATCAATTCTTCGATACGCTTATGCACTGCTGTGCCAAATTCAGATGATGGTATCAGTGACCCATCGGATGGGTGCTGTCGCATCCCGTAGCATAGGCGTTCAATCTCCCGCCAGTGCAGGTAAGGGTTATCCCTACCTAGTTCAACCATCTTAGATGGTTTGTAGATGCTGTCTAGGAATTCATCTTTGCAGATGCCTAGTACAGTAGTAACGCTTGGATAAATAGCACGGACTTTGCGAGCCTGTGCTACGGTGGTGATGTCTTCCCGAAGGGAGGCATCTAGTGTATCAGTGCAGTCATAGAAGTGAGCCATCCTAGTATTGAATGACTCACTCTATGCACTGTCAACCTTTATAGTTCCTCTTCGTCCATATCCATCAAGTAGTTAACTGCATCAACAAGGGAGTTAGTGTTTACCTCTTCCGAGATTCTGTTTTCCCAAGAGTACAGACTGATGCTGGTGACCTTTGAATCTACATCAGAATTGTGATGTATGTCGATTTGCTTGCGCTCAATGAAGTCAAGGATGTCTTCTGGTGTACGACTCGGCAGTGCCTTGGGATGCACGAAGTACTGGTCGCCCTCGTCAAGGTCAATGACTAGGCAGTCGTCGAACCTGTTGAGTTCATTAAGGCGTTGAACATAGATGTCCTGCCCTAGTTTGTTTGCTACCCCTTGAGGGTACGTGTATAGCTTTAGTGTTTCCATAATTTAGTTTAGTTCATTGATGATTGCGGCGATCAGTAGCAGTATGCTACCCCCTAGTAAACAGCCAAGCAGTATGCAGGCTGAGTGAAAGACTCGGTCGCCTCCTTGGATGAGGTCGTCGAGGTTTGTGTGTCTGTCTCTTTTGTTTTTCATTATGCTAGTATGTCTCCATTGTTTGCTAGGTATCCTGCATCGACAAGATCCATTGCTGTGCGGTGATAGTACCCTTGTAGGTGCGAGAGCGCACCAGTTCGGATAAGTTCTGAGAAGAGGCGAAGCGTACCTTGTGAGTCCAGCTCGCCCATCTCGAAGTTCATAAGTAGGTCTGATATTTCTGAGTTCATAATTTTATTGACAGTGTTATTTTGGTTTGTATAATTAAGAATATATTCCTTAAAGAGTTTGCCCCGAAGGGGCATTGACGTTAAGGATTTAGATTCCTTAAGGAGTTACAAGCTTATATTTTTTTGAGCCTTCCCTTAAGGTCGATTCGGTGAGTGAACCAGCCAGTATGTCGGGCTGACTTGATGGCGGCTCTCTCGGTATCGTGACCGATCCCCTCTTCCGATAGGATTTCTCTTTCGTTGTCACTGATGTGCCAGTATCCAGTGCTGGCTTTGTGTATGTATGCTACTCTTTTCATATGTGTATTTGGTTATGTGGTTGGCTGATTTAGGAGTGCTAACTGAAGAAAGTTTAATTAGTTGTCCGAAGAAAGCTGTCGCTCTACCTCGTCCCGTAGTTCCTGCCAGCACCACGTCACTCCCTTGGCGTCTCCACCGAGTTCGATCCATAGTTCCGCCACTTTCTTTAGTGTTTCTGTGTCATTCATAGTGTGTTATTGGTTATGTGGTTATGTGTTTATGCGTAGTGCCCTTGGGCGCAGGTGTAGCACAGTCCGCCGACAAACATATCGTCGCTGTCGCAGAACTGGCAGGTCTCTGATTGATCCCGAGCTTCCTGCTCGGAGTTAATTACCTCGTCTATTTCATAGATTGTCATTTCTTCAGTCATAGTTTAATGCTTCTGTGTGCCGCTGTACGGCGTTGTTATAGTTTACCAAGGGTAGGTGTACCCTTATACCCAGAAAGCCCCTCAGCGGTAAGCTGAGAGGCTGTGCGTTGTCTAGGTGTAGTCAGTGCTGACTATCGGTCGGCAGATGCTTGCTGAGATAAGACCTTCATCCTGCAATAACTCTTGGTATCGGGCTGTTGCATCTTCGCCGTTGTCGAAGGCTTCCCAGCCTTCTTGGTCAGCTATATAGTCTGATTCTGTCCAGTATATTACTATGTACATAATTTATAGGTTGTTTGATGCGAGGTTAATATCCGACTGAGTTTGCCCAGTCTTCGATGCGCTCCAATGCTTCCTCTGGAACTTCGATGCTCCAGTCAAGGTAGCCAGAATTCGATGCGATATACCCAAGTTGCAGTACAGACTCCATTGATGCCGTGTGTCCATCTCTGGATGTCACCCATCCTTGCGTGCTGGGATCTTGTGTCGGGTCGATCTCAACCTCGCAGTTGTAGCCGTCGATTTTTTTTGTGTATGTTTTCATAGTTCTGTTGTGTTTGGTTTAAGCTTCGATTTTATCATTGAGCACTAGGTTATAAAGCCACATGCGAATAGAGCCCGTTAGCCCATACTCCCAATCCATGCCTAGAATTTGCGGACGGTTCCAGTCATTACTCGTATCTTTTGGGTGAGCCTTGAAACGTTCAAAGTTTGTCTCATAAAAGTGCCCAAAGTTGGAGTTTGAATTGCCAACGATTGAGACCTTGTCCCCTTTGACTTCTACTGAGTACTGCCCGAATTTGCGTGTGTGTGTTTTCATGATGTGTGTGTGTTGGTTTACTTGATTTTTTCTTGTACGTCTCGGGCTGACTCCTGCCAAGCTTCCCAGCTGATCAGTCCGTTTGTCCAGTTGTCTGGCTTTGACTCAATTGCCAGCACCTGCTCGCAGTACTTGTCGAGTGCAGACATTACTAGCACTTGGTTGAGGGGAGACCCGAACTCCATTGCATCAGTTACTTTTTCTAGGTTTGTTTTGTTCATAATTTGATATTGGTTGGTGTTAGTTTAAACTCCTTGCAGGGAGTCGATCTTGTTTTCAATAACTCGACGTGCATCGAATAGAGTATCGCCCAGTTCAACGTTATCGTTGTCATATGCATCTGCAATTTGAGCGGTCAAGAGAGAGCGGACTTCCGCTAAGGATTTGAGTATTGCCTTCATAATTTGATTTTGTTTTGTGTTAGAATTAAGCAGTGTGCTTATACCCAGAAAGCCCCCAAGCTAAAAGCTTGGAGGCTAGTTCATAATTTAGGTGTCCCACTTATCAGAGAAGGCATCCCAAGCATCGTCAAAGTCCTTTAGGATTTCCTTTGGCATCTCATAGACCCAAGCTGAATCTGCAATGGTGCAGTATTCTTCGTTGCCAAGAACTGCATAGGCATTGATGCGCCACCCATCTCTCTCGAAGGTCAGTGTGCCCTCGTCGCAGGAGCAGACCCAGTCTGCGGCTAACTTTGCACGTTTCGACTTCTCATAAAATGGCAGTTCTAATGAATCACCATTTCCGTCCATCGCTGAAGTCAAGTTGAATCCAGCTTTGTCTTGGAAGCTGATAAAGGAGCGAATTACTTTATTGTAGTCTGTCATAATATATATTGGTTTGTGTTAATTGTAAGCAGTATGCTTATACCCAAAAAGCCCCCCAGAGGATATCTGGGAGGCTGTGGTGTTATATGTATTATGTTAGTGTCGGTCTACGTTCGCCATCTGGCGGCTGTCTATACTAGAGGAATCCTTAGCTCCTTGTCATTGTGGTACAGCTCCGAGTTGTGTGTCCGCATCGGTCGGCGGTGGCTTGCGCTGGTATCCTGCGAGACTCTCGGTCAGGGATCGGTCAGCTAAGAGCCACAATCGGCACTTCTGAAGCTGAAAAACCCCCTCGGGGATGACTCGGAAAACTGGGAAAGAACGGGTGCTACATTTCCCAGAGTGTGCATAACTCGTGCGCAGTCAATACCTAAATCAATAATTTTTAATTTATTTTCATTTTAATTCAATCGGACTTTGCAGGTGCTATATATATGCAGGTCAAATTCTATGCTTTTTATAAGAGCCAAGTCGCCGAAAAGCCGCAGACAGCGGCGCAATTGATAAATTACATAAGTCGTTGATAGAATTCTGTAAGTCGTTGATAGCTGTTTCGTAAGTCGTTGATAGACTTTTGTAAGTCGTTGATAATGCTCCAAAAACCCAAAAATCAAATCGACAGCAGTGCCCCTCAGCCCCTCTGTACGGCGTCCGATTTTCTACTGGTACATAGACCCTCGGAAGCTCTAAAAATGCTTTCTCGGCAAATTCGACCTTTATTGAGATTTAGTCGCAATAGTCCTTATTGAGACTCATCTTTGGCCAGTTGCACCCTAAATCCCTGCCCCTAAGTAGATGTACTTATACTGCAAGCCGCAGACAGCGGCGCTTATACTGACCCTATATTTCCTTGACTATTACGAACACTCCTTAAGGAGTACATAATGACCCAGAAGTAGGAGGTCTTATTCTGTAGGGTAGAGTAGGGTAAAGTAGGTGGACTAATGCTGGGATGCTTTCACTCATCGAAGAAGAAAAACTTATCTCACACACAAGCCGCCCTTCCCATAAGCTGGTCTGATGCGGAGCCGATCTGGGGTTTCCCATAAGGGTTGCTAATGCAGGGCTGGATGATAAGGAGTGCTAATGCCCCGAGGTGCTATAAGCTGGGCTAATGCTGGGTTCGGCAGTGCCCGAGCCAGTGCATTGGTGGGTGAAGGTAGCTTGCGGTGCCGTGCAGTGCCTTGCAGTGGATGGGGGGGTGGGGGTTGCTTGCGTCAGTCGAGTCTTGACTGTGTATTCATAAACCACCCCTCAAAAAAATACCCAACTCATAGGCCATAGCACCAGCAAGGGAAAGCCCCAAGCTTTCCTGCATTGCCCATATCAAGTCCCTGTACTCCTTAAGGAGTTGTATTAACTTAATGTACTCTTTAAGGAGTGTTGTATTAACTCAATGTACTCTTTAAGGAGTGTTGTTATGATTCCTTTTTCCTTTGGCTACCTTAATTCCCTTGCCCCTACGGGGACGGGAAGCTCGTTAAGGCTTGGACTCCTTAAGGAGTATAAATAGATTATACAGTACTTTTGACTTGACTGTCAAGCTAAACTTACAAATAATGTAAAAATGCTAGAGGAAAATTCACCTGAAGATAAGGCAGCCTTGATGAAAGAAATCCAGGGAGCTATCTGGGAGGTTGCGGAAAAGAAGGAAGTAGCTAAGGTCCGCAGCTTGTCTAGGCACAACCCTGACAAGGTTGCTTCTATATTATACCTTTACAGTACTGGCAGTAGCCAGACCCGCATTGTTAAGAAGTACGGCATAGATCGGGAGACGGTCATCAGCGTCCTGTCGGACTACACAGATCACCTGGGGAAGTTCAAGGAGTTAAGCGGCAAGATTGCCGCTAAGAATTACCTGAACCTATCTAGCTTAGAGGAGGACCTCATTAACTCTGTAAGGCAGGACCTGGAGTCAGGAGAGCTAAAGCCTACGGTCAGGGACCTCAAGGAGATTTCTATATCTGTGTCCAATGCAGCAAGGCAGGCATTTACTTCCCGTGGCGAGGCCACGCAGATAACAGAGGACCGCCAGGTCATCACCCAGGAGGACTACGACGAAACAATCAAGGCGGCCCGAGAAAGAATCGAGAAACTAAAGCAAGCCGAAAAGGTGGAACTAATACAGGAGGATTGATATGATAGGAAACCAAATAACTAGACTGATATTAGAAGAGAACTCAGAGACAAGGACCTTTGAGTTCAGTTGCGGTCTCTCTACTACAGAGATTGTGCAGGAGATGTACCTCCTTTGCTTGGCTGCTGGTCACGACAGGGACAATGTAGCTAGTGCTATGTTTGAACTAGGGAGTCAACTAACAGAGGATTACGACAATGGGGTAAATGAGGTAGAATGTACCACTCAGGGTAGAATGTACCACTCAGGGTGGGATAAGTACGGAGATATAATACATATTTCTGGTGATTGGGTAACTGCTCGCCTAGATGGGGACGAGGGTTCTGGATGCTGGTCAATGGACGCACCATATATTAAAATACTAGATACAGGGGACTGCAGCAATGGGTAAAGGATGCGCACCTCGCAAGGGACACAACGCTGAGAAACAGCGTAAGAACTACGACGATATTGACTGGA